ATTCGACCACCACATCAACGTAAAAATCAGTAGCAGCATCGGTTCCACTATTCTGACCACCGCCATAGTAACCAGAGGTGTTTGGGCGGCTGCTCTTAATAGAACTGGCCCTTAGATTAAGGTCTGAGTTCATTGCATCTTCGATCATTGCCTTATATTGTGCTGTCAAATTCTTGATTTTATCATTTTTCATCGTATCTTTACGAAAACGAACCAAATCACCACTCAGAATACCACCCATCTGAAATCTTTCAGTGGCTTCTGCAATCAATGAATCATATTTACCCTTAAAATTTCTTGCTAATTTCATATTATAGAATCTCCTTTATCCGTTACTTAATTATTTATCTTTCTTCGCTGGTTTCGCTCCATTTATCACCCTTTTTCAAATTTTCTTCGGCCCACAATGGTTGAAGGTTGGTATAATGGAAACATTTCTTTTGTTGTTCGGGGTCTGTTAAATCAAAACTGGAGCATGGTCTTATATGATCTACATGCCACCCAAATCGACCGTAATTGTCCCATGACATACCCTCTTTAAATAACGATTCGATATAATTTCGTATTTTGGACATTGAACATCCTAAGAGTTCTTGGCTCCGTTTTGATTTTACTGTGTGTTGTGCCTTTACAGCGTATAGAATCCGCTTTGATAAATTACCCTTTAATTTATAATTAACATTGGTATGTCTTCTGTTATAACTCCAGATCCTTTTATATTCTGTTGTTAAGTCTTTATTTTTTATGGCAGACTTTTTATTCCATGCCTTAACTCGTTCTCTATATTCACTATCAGTATTATATCTATGTCTTAGGGTTTCGTTTATTATATCCTTATTACATTGATACTTTTCATTACATGTTTTTCTTATTTCGGCTTTATTTTGCATATAATGTCGAGCCTTACCTATCTTTATAGCAACATCATGCTCTTCCCTGTATGCTCTATTACAATCTTTGCATTTTGGTTGATATGAAATTTTTCCAGATTTTAACGTTCTCTTGGAAAACTGTGATAATTCTTTAACTTCGCCGCATTTTGAACACTTCTTGGTTGACATATATCTCGTCCTTTCTAAATAATAATGTAGCAGGACAGCCGTGTTCGTCCTATGGTTGCTGTTCATTTGCCTGAACAGCTAACTGCTACTTCTTATAACTATTTATCATTCTACCCGACTTTTCCCACTATAATGTCACATAATTACCTCTCGGTGATTAAATATTTATGAAACATCATGGGATCACTAAAATTAGATAACCTTAAAACCTCGGCTAACGTCGAAACCGGATATACATATGTAGATCTAGATCTAGATATTACGCAGACTTCTGTCCCGACCAAATTTACCAAGCAAAACATTAATGGTAAGGACATAAAAGTTGATTATGACATTGATGCAATCAACAATTCCCTTAATAATATCTTCAAGACGGTGCCAGGGGAGAGATTTTTAGTACCAACATTCGGTTGTAATTTACGAAAGTATCTGTTCGAACCAGTATCCAAAGCCATAGCCGATAGAATAGGTCTTGAGGTTGTTCGGGCTGTTGAATTATGGGAACCACGAGTAATAGTAGACCGTGTTGAAGTTATTGGTCGCCCTGATGCCCATGAATATGAAATTACTATCAGAATTACTATCATTGCCCTTAAGAAACAAGTGGCATTCAATGGTATTTTGAATCAGGATACTTCATTAACGGTTAATAATTTGACACGGGTTTGCCCTACGTAATAAAGGAGATATATGAGTGATTGTCCAAGCACCAAAGACGGATACCTCGCCTTCGATTCTGCGAGTATCAAACAAAATATCAAGGATCGTCTTAACGAATCCAAGGTTTTTACTGATCAAGTATTCGAGGGGAGTAATATTTCCACGATAATTGATATTGTGGCTTACACCTTTAACGTCTTAATGTTTTATTTGAACAAAACATCTTCCGAGGGTATGTTTTCTGACGCCCAGATATATGAGAATGCCAATCGTATCGTAAAACTGATAGATTATAAGCCAATTGGCTACCAAACATCAACATTAGCATTTGATGCAAGGGTTCTTGGTAGTGGAGAAACCGTAAATTCTGGTCTTTATACAATTCCACGCTATTCTTACTTTCAATTGGGTGGAATTACATATTCCATCAATGAGGATATAACATTTTCCAAGACTCTTGATGGCGAAGATGAAGATTTGACTGATATGTCCAACGAAAAGCTCTTATATCAGGGTAAATATCAGGAATATCCGATATATGATGCAATTGGACAGGAAAATGAACTATTATTCCTTGTTCCTGGTGATAATATCACAATTGATCACTTCAATATTGATGTTTATGTACAGTCAAATTCATCTAATGGTAAATGGGAGCAATGGACTCCAACCGCTTCATTATATCTTAATAATTCAGGCGATAAGAAGTATGAAATCAGATTTAATGAGAATATGCATTATGAAATTAAGTTCGGTAATGATATTAATGGCAAGAAGCTCGATTCTGGATCAAAGGTTGCTATTTATTACCTGAAGTCTGATGGTAGTAATGGGGAAGTTGGTGTTGCGACTTTGGATGGACAGAAGATGATAAAATTTCAGACAAGTAACTTCTCTACAATATTAACGGATGTCGTGAATGGTCAATATGAATTCATGAATGACCTAGCGACACTGGAATTTACTAATAACACCGTTTCAACGTATTCTGGTGTTGCCGAGACTCCTGATGATATACGAGCGAACGCCCCAGGAATCTTCAGGTCACAGTATCGACTTGTAACCGCTGGTGATTATGAAAATTACATAAAAACCAATTTTGCCAATCTCATCAGTGATGTGAAAGTTGTAAATAACTGGCAGTATTTGTCGGAACAGATGAAATATTACTATGACCTTGGTATAACAAACCCAAATATGGCATCAAGACCGTTATATAATCAGATAATGTTTGCTGATTCATGTAATTTCAATAATGTGTATATAACAGCTGTTCCAAAGGTTGTTTCTGTTGCAACACAATCCGATTCAATGCTTTCTCCATCACTAAAGCAACTTATCATATCATCAATGTCAAATGAAAAGACATTGACTTCCGAGAGCATAATAGTTGATCCGGTGTATGTGTCGGTAGGGATTTGCATGACCACTCCTGGTGTTGATTTCACACCAGAGGATGCCGAAAATACTATTATAAATATAATCAAGGACCCAAATTCACGCAGGGATAACTCATCAATTAAATTAGAAGTGGTTAATATCTTCCTTAATTATTTTAATCGTCAGAATGTAAAACTTGGACAGATTATTGATGTGAAGAAACTTACTTCTGATATTCTTGAAGTCGCTGGAGTCAAGACCTTCTATACACAACGTACCGATGACCCAACAGTCCGAACTGAACGTTTATCAATGATGTTATGGAATCCAGTGTATACAAATGATTATACGTCACTATTGACTAATTATACATTACCATATTTCAAGTTTCCATACTTGTATAGTTCCACAGATTTTAGTAGATTTATTAGCATTACGAGTGAAACCCGTATCTATGAGAATATAGAATTTTAATTGGAGTTATTATGTACTTAGACGATAAAACAGACATGATTGATGCGTTGATATTCGTTAATAACCCACCAGCATCCGAGGCAACCCAGAGAAATATGTGGCCCTTTACTGTTGTTGTTTCTGCTGGTGATATTGGAGAGCATTATATTGATTTATATGCACAGAATTCGAGATCTCGGCCATATCAGGACCCACAATGGAGATGGGGACATCTTTTACCGCAATGGCGGTTTACAGACCTTGATGGTAATGTAGTTGAGAGGATTAAAACTGATGATGTTCAAATAAGTGATATATCAGGAAACATTATTGGAGTCACAGGTACTGCTCAATTCTATTATATCGATGATATGCCATCGATAAGTTATGAATCACCTGTTATTATATGGGGATCTCTCGATGTTTCTAGTAGACCAGTTGAATATGACCATCATAAGCTACCAATTGCTGGGCATGCGAATAGTCGGGTAATAAAAGGGGAGCCTTACTATATAAATGGTCAACCTCCAATTTATTTAGATATTACAAGTAATGGTATTAGTCCAATTGCTGATATAAAATGGATTAATACACCATTTAGATATACAACTGTTATAATGAGCGATTGGCTTAACTCGATGTGTCCTAATAATGCACCAATTATGGTGTTTGATTATCCCCAGGAGAGTGCTGATATATTCGCCGCAGCCAACCAAATAAATCGTGATATTCTATATGTCCCGACATCATCAGAAACATGGAGTCCGTTATCCGCATACTTTGAACGTTTAACTGACCTTGATTTACATTCAGGGGGCTTTCATATCGGAAGCGTTGATTCAAGTGTTACTGCAATGAATACACAGATCTCCGCTAACGTGAATGTTGAGTATTGGGGATCATATCGTGATACTCCGTATGCATGGATTTCAAATGGCGAGTTTGGGAAACTACAAAGAATATCACTTCCATATAATTTTAATGGTATAACATATGAACATCCATTATTACCAGGAATATCAACATTTTCAACTGCTATTTCTGGATCAGGGTCGTGGGCAATTCAAACATCTGCTGTTAGTGGAACCCCATATTGGTCTGATGGGTCATTAGTTACTGATATTTTTGGTGGTATATTAGGAATTGCTGTTGGTCCTTGTCTAGACATTTGGACAGTAGATGCTGAATTGGATCAGATGTATAACTTTTCAGCTGCTGGGGATATGTTAACTGCTATTGATATATCACCAAGCGGTTCTATGCCAACATCTATTGTATTAGATGGAAATCTTGATATGTGGGTAACACTTTACGGTGCAACATCAACTGTAAAGTTTGATAGATATGGAAATTCAACTGGTTATGTTGCTGTACCACCATATTCAATTACAGATTTATTTCCAGATGATGGGATTGATCCTGATTCTATACTAGTTCGACCAGTTCAGGTTGAAACTGATACTGATAATAATATTTGGGTGTCATATGAGCATGCTCTAAGCAGTATGGTATTGAAATATGACTCTTCTGGTGTGTTTATAACTTCATGTAATATACCAATAAGTTCACAACCGCAGGGTCTTGTCATAGACTATGTGGATAATTCAATTTGGGTTGCTAATACATATGAAATTCTTGTAGATCCAATGAGTTGGACATACGCTGCAAGTGGGGGAAGTATTCAACATTTTACTTCTGCTGGTGAATTGATAGAAACCTATCTTGACATTCCACATCCAGGATTTATGACCCTAGATTCACATAGTAATCTATGGTTTACATTTGGATATAGCGGAGTTGGGGTTATTAGTGGATCTGATGTTCTACAGTATTGGTTATCAGCTGGTGAAATAGTTCCATATGGTAATAGTGAACATATAGATATTGATAACTCACAACTTCCATTGAATGATACCATTAAGGGAATAGCAGTGGACTCTAAAAATCGCGTATGGGCATTGGATAGTAGGAATTCAACAATATATGTTATTAATGGATATGACCATTCAGAAATTAATGTTGTTTATGTCACACCTAGTGATACAGATAATGTTGCATATTCACTACAGGCATTAGGTGATTGGACTGGTTGGCAATGGATGCAAAAATATATCACTTATAATATTAGTGATGTGTATAACATTTCTGGTATCAGCAACGAATTTGATATCAATGAATTTGGTGATAATTATAAAATTCGTAAATTTAATGAAAGTTGGGATGCTACCCAGCAGATACATGATTATGCTTTGTCCGATCATGTATATGAGAACGTTAATTTATTTGACACCTATTTTGGTTCAATGATTGGTGGCTTAACAGATGAAGAGGATTCGATTGGCAGAAAATCTTACGAACGAATTGCAAACTTTGTACCAAATCATGTTGATGTTGATACTTGTGGAATAGATCAGCTTTACTCTTTGGCTAAACAGTTGGATGTTCCTATGGATGATTATAGCTTGAATTTCCCTCCAAAACTTAAGAGGATGATGGATATCATTTCAATTGCTCATACCAGATTATGGGGTACCAGATGTCGATGTCATCAGAATTTTTCCGCCAGGTTACCAGTTTGTACTGTATGTGGTCATAATCATTGCTTGAATAGAAGCGCGTCACAACTAAATATTAATACGGACTATATTACAGGTGGGGATAAGATTGTATTTCAACCACGATTCGGGTTGGAAAATTATGATGTTTTAATCTCCCCAATAACAGCCATGAGTGGTCTATCAGTCGTATCGGCATATCCGATATCATCTGTGGAATCCATTTCATGGATGTTATCAGCGGATTATGGTGATTATAAGTTTTATAGATATATACCAACATTTTGTGATGTGCAGGTGGAGGGTGTAATTAATTGGGATGATGAGTATACAACATTATCCGAAAATAATTCATCGTTGTCGTCTTGGTATGATAAGGACCAGATGGTTGATTTGATGTTGAACTATGAATTGCGAAGGGGGCTTAATTTTTACATCGATTAGGAAGTTTATATTATGGCAGCATTAATAACATATTCTCAAACGACAGATTCACAGTCGGATAGATATACTAACCAAAAGCAGTATATAGATTCGTTAGCAACAAATGTTTCCGTTGCCATGCCTGATGATTTCAGGACTCCGTTCACATATAATCAATGGCTTCAGAGAAATGTAGGGATTATTCCCGAACAAGAATATTACCAATACAATAAATATCTGAAAGACTGGCATAAGAATACGTATACAGTTTCGGATACAATTAATCAAATTAAGTCTGATTACTATGCCCTACTCCAGGAGATTAACCTTACAGTAACAAATCCTGATGATATTGAATGGCTATCTGAGCTTGACATCTCTAATGATCTGGATTTGGAAGAGGCTATTCCACTTTTCACTAAGCGTCTTAAAGAGCTTGCTATATACTTTATAAATAAACGTGATGCGATAAAAAAGGCTAAACTTAAGTATAATATGGTTGGTAGTCGAAATGCATTAGAAAAACTCTTTTATGAGCATATATTAAAGGCGTTTACCCAGAGGGATTATGTACTAAATGTTCCGGAGCAGTCTGCATACGATACATTCCCTGAACTTAGTGCTGTAAAAGATGGATTTCAGATTTATATTGAGGAATTATACGATGATACACAATATTTTGATAAAGATCCTATGGTGTCCGTATCAACTTATTATAATTTAACGAATGCTGATCTAACAAACTATTTGGAAACCAAAAACATTGATACATCTGATATTGAATGGCTTTTTGGGTCTGGTATATCAGATGTATATGCTGATAATCCGTTACTTTGGACATTATCAGGAATATTAGATTTGTATGGGGTATCAGGAACTAACGAGATGCCATTATCTGCGTTTTCAGCATTTGATAACGTATTATTGAATGATTATGTAAGAATGCAACAATCACGAAAATATCTTGGTGATACCCAGTATGTTCTATCTGGTGGATATTACCTGTTAAAGACGAATGATTTTGAATATCCATTTATTTCTGGTAACAACTGGTTTTACTGGCCTTCTGGTGAGTATTTCCTTGAAGCCCCTGATACGTATTATGATGCAATACCTTTAACGGCAACCAATTTAATTTTGGATGGTGCAATCGCAGCATCAAGCTATGAATTAGCCGATAAGATTTTTGTAGAGCAGGATGGAAATATCAAGGGTGCATGGTTATATCTAGATAAAATTTCAAATGTTGATCAGATTATGCGAGCAAGTATACTACCATACTCCGATTACACTAATGGAAAGGGATTTCAATTTAGAATTCCATTTTCAGATTATGGTTTAAGTGCCGAGGATATTTCGTATACAAATCCAGGAATAGATAATGTAGGATCATTATATAATATTTTATCACCTGCGATGAAGCGATCTGTTCAAGATGCATATTGGAACTTTAATTATTCCGTTTCCAGTATGCAGCCGATATATCTTAATTCAACAAATCTAGTTGATAATGGGGCACATGCAGCAAATTATTACAATGAGGCTGATAAGATATATGTTCGTAGGGCATTCGATCTCGACAAGATACATGATTTGCAACCTAATGCTGTTTATACAGATGGATTTGAGCGGTCTTGGTTATATAAATTTGATATCACCGATCTTCCGATTCCGGTGGGACAGACATATATAAATTGGCCTGTTCATACTTATGAGAAGGAGAGTTCATCATTGGCATATTCTGTCCCCTCAAGCGAATGTATCCCTATAGCATTATCAACAGTAAACGTTGAAGATGTAATAGTTGGAGCAAGGGCTGGATATGGAATAGTTGATAGTGATATTATATATAAATTAGATGCGTGGAATGGGTATCCTGTGGAATGTGCATTTTTAAGTGGTGTTGACATTCAAACACTCGCTGGTGTTGATTCAACACTTATGTATAATGCATCAGGGAAAATCCAGCCGTCGTTCACATTAAGATGCAGACCTGGACGTGAAGAGCGGTTTGTGTGGCATGATTCAGCGACATATATAGATGAGACAACTATTGTTCATCATGGACATCAATTAGATTGTCCATATAGACTCAATTCACATAAATCTATTTTAGCGACGAAGGATATTGGTATACAAGAGCTTGGAACTAATGGTATCGGAAGTTGGAATGATTGCGTTTGTAGGGCAATAAAATACTCCCCATTAGGTCATCCTGGTACTAAATTCTCTGATTATAACTCAATGACGGACTTTATATTTGTAGATACCCAGTTTCCTAATAAATTTGATATTACAACATGGAGAGGTACTGATTTATCAGCATATGATTCCAGTAAGGATTTTGCGTGGTTCCAGCTTGTAAGTGGAAATTCTATAGAACCAGATGTTGGTTGGGGTCCTGGTGAGTGGGTAACAGGTGATGGATCTAGATTCCAATTAAAACCTGGTGTTGTATATAATTATGTTAGGGCTAACTTAAAGAGAAACCCTGGTGAATTGATTCTGGATGTTGTTCCTGATATTATCATAAAACAAAAGCATTATAATACACCACCAGCCAAATGGATGAAGGCTGAACTTAACTCGGATGGAAATTGGGATAAGACATATAGCGAAAGTGATATGATTCTAAATCCTGGTGACTATTTGATGTATGATCATATTGACTCTAATTGGTACTGCTTATCTACCGCTGGTGATTACGGTCCTATACCAGATAATATTGATATTATTGAAGCGAGACAATCAACTAAATGGGCATCTTTTGATTATGTTACACCACCTAAAACTGTTGAATACACATGGCCGGATGCAGCATATGATGGCGGTCCAGATAATGTAGCTTCAGAATTGACTGCTGTTAGTTGGATGGTTACATATCCTGGCGGCGGCGGTAATTCTGTTACTAGGATTGACCCATCAAATTCTTTTACTTTTGCGGTAGAGCAAACTGGTGTGTATACGGTATCTGCCATTGGATATGGTGAATTTGGATCTGAATTTGTAAGTATCGTTCCTAATTTATCCGCTGTTAATGGAATACTAGTAACAGGGGTAAGCGGTGAATTGGGAATCGAAACAACATATAACGACAGAATTAACATGACGTTTAATATTCCATTAACTGGTTGGGACTATAATACAAACAGTTTTAATGGAGTGTCTGGTGGAGGACGACCAATATGGGCTAAGGCTCATGATGAATATAATATATCAACAAAGTACAAGGGTGTGCGTGATTGGGGTGGTGGAATAAGATTTCCGATAGATGATTATACACAAGTCCTACAACCAGAAGTTTCCGAAATGCAATTTGAACTTGGTGATTTTGTCGAGTATCGATACCTAGGTTCGGTTGAACTTTTATGGTCGCAGCCTTTTGTTCTGAATACTGATATAGTGACGATGCAATGGTCGGATTTACTAATTGATCCACAGGTAACTTCTCCCCTAAGTTCTTTCTTATATAACATGGATAAGGAACTTGTTATATCAGCTACTAAGAATGTATCGGATATCATTATTGATCAAAAATGTGATCAGACGACATTTATAAACTACTATGCAAATCAAGTGTTTACATGGACACAAAGATTAACTGATACAAGTCTTGGTGTTCCACCAGATGGTGGAATATGGGTTGATGCCGAAACCGAAGTTATCATAAATCCGATAGCTCCATACGCAAACCTATCAAATCGACATTTTCCTACTATAGCAACTGTTCCTTATATTGTTAATCTATTTTCAGATGCTGATTCTGGTGGATTTTTCATTCCTAAACATCTAGGCACGGGAACATACCAAAGTAAACAATTTACTACTGATTTTGATACGGTTAATTCTGATAGTGTAGTATATCGTAATACTGATGTATATTCCAAGGACTATGGGTTTACAGAAAGTTATCAGAAGTCCCCTATCGAGATTACTGATACTAATTCAAACTGGATGAAATCTGGTGTGACAACATCTGCTAGAGCTGGGTTTGTTAATAATGTTAAAACGAATCAAACATTTATGCCATATCAATCTAAGTTTGAATCTATACAATCCGGAAATATTGGAATTCGTCATATTACAGATGATTATACACCATGGAATGGTGAACGTAATAACACATGGATTGACGAAGAAACGTTCCCACCAGATTTTCGGGGACAATATCCTATTATACAATGGTATAATCAATTTCCCCTACTTGGTGACTTCAATATGGTAGTTTGGAAAACGGATATATTCGGTAATAACTATGCGTTGTTCAAAGTCCGTGATATTGAGACTCAATACCTAGAGAGAGAAACTAGCGGTGAGTTATGGATTAGGAATTCTCTTGGTGTTGTTGGAACTGCAAATGATATTCTTGAAGATGTATATCGTAATATGATACCAACGAGTGTATTATATAACGATTTAACATCTAATAACATAATTAATTTTGATGTTATATATGACGTGATATTCATTCAAACTCCAAATTATATGGCTATTGAAAAGTTAAAGTTTGATTACGATACTGGAAGAATTTTCAGTATTGCTGATGATCTTATAACAATAGATCTCTCTGGGAGAAATTTAGCTGGATATTGGTTACATGAAAATACCAATGTTGTTACAATTGGGGAATTGAGATTTGATAATGATATAATCACCCCTGTTATATATACATACGACATAAATTCGGGTACGATTGTAACTGATCTCTATGATTCTGAGGATTTATCATCATATTCTATCAGTGCATGGGATAATTCAATATATTCGTATAATTCAAGTCTTAACATGCATAATATTACGCTGATTGGCCAAGGTCTTTCAGGCATGAATATATTAATTTTCAATATAATTAACAATAATGTCGATTCGTATTTAATCCAACCGGTAAATAGTTATGTAGGGGCGGAAATTGAGAATACCGAATCAAGAAACCTTATTAATGTTAATGCATTGAATGATGGAAATCTGATTTTGACTTTTGAGGGAATAGTTACTAAAAACATTTATACGTGTTTAATTAAGGATTTAAATGCTTAAGATAGTTGAAGCTACAAATAATCATGTCGTTCCGATAACTTTAGAATATAGACATGATGAACATTTAAAGGTAAAGAATACCACAATTCAGACTACTGATGGGTATGAATTTACTACATCTCCTGTTATCCAAAACTTAAAGGATATAAAGTCAAACAGGAAATCTAATCTGTATTTGACTAAATGTCAGACTATTGCGGATTTTATAGAGGATGATTCTCGAATATTTGATTCTGAATTTACAACATCGATTTTTGATACTGCATCTACAATGTCTTTATTTGTCAGTTCTGATAATATTACAACAAATGTGGGTGCTATCAGCGGTGAAGGTTTATTTGTATTTGAAAAGACTGATGATGGTTTATATTATATTCGCTGGTTTAACGATAAGGTATTTACGATAGATACAAATACCATTATACTTTCAACACGAGATGATTCCATAAGTGGAGATCAAACGTTTACTCTTTCTGCTATATCCCTATCAACCGTATATATAACTACAAATACAAGTGAATATCTTTATATATCAGCAAATGAATTGATCGTTTCACCCTCATCATATGAGATCCATCTAAATGATTACCAGTGCTCGTATAACGCTACTGGATTCTCTATGAGGGGTAATGAGTGGGTTGTTTATTACAATAGCTTAAATAGCCCCACAAGGAACCAAACGACCGAAATAGATTCGTCAAATAGTATTTCGGCTGTTGAGCAGAATTATATAGTCAATTGGCCGTACCAAACCCAGTTATCTGAAACGTCTAGTGCCAATATTGAATTTCTAGGTCTTAAAAATATTAAGCATATAGAAGGGGAATATTCTTATATTCCAGTATCCGGTATATTTACACAATCTCCAGAAAATCTTAAACTTCGAGATTATGATAAGATATATACTGGTACAAACCAGGATGAAGGGCTTGAGAATATATATCTTTCATATCAAACAGATTTTGCGAAGGCTCTCCATTTGCCACCAGACAAAATAACATATTTTCATTATCCTGAACAAGCACCAGTAATGGCATTGAGTTCGGTTGCCCTTGAATATAATGGGGCATTTGCCAGTGATTCACCTATTAAATCGGACCGTATTTATAAGAAGATGGCAAACTATAAACAAAACATATATTGGGGAGATTCGCAGCAGTGGCAGACTGGAGTGTGGTTGTGTGCTTGGTTGTCTGCGTCTCCCGAATCTTCGGAGACTCCAGTATGGATGGATAGATGGTATTTCCCTGGATTTGTTACATATTCAGGTGCATTAATTGAGACCACTATCAATAATCAGCCTACAGGAAGCTTTGTGTGGGATGAACCATCAACAATGACAATGGACCCTGGTGTATGGTATAAATATGTGAAATTTGGAGATGAAAGTAATAAGTATATCGTAGAAACACTGGCTGGAGAGGCTAGTTCAAATCTAAAGATGCACCTGAAGAAATGGGATGCGATTACAGAAGATTATTCTATATATGGAAACGACGGATTCATTTCAAATTGGTCTCCAGATAAATTAACATTTATGGATTTGGAATATAATCCAAAGTCTGATAATTATGCTCTTGAATTGGATGGTTCAACATCAGTAACAGTTCCTTACAGCGAAACTATTACACCAATTGAAAGCTTCTCTGTTAATTTCTGGGTATATGCTGATGATTGGGCGAATGCTAAGGCATCACCTATTATTGGTAATTATTATCGTGGTGGATGGAGAATTGGATATAGTAATAATTTTAGTAACCCAATAATATATACGTTCGACCCTACTTATGGTCATATTATTCCATATGGACTAGAAGGTAAGGTATTTGCAGATAATGTTTTGTTATATGATTCTATAGGATATTCAACCCCAGTTTCGATAGCTGTTGATTTCAATCACTATGCATATATTCTGGAACAGGATACAAATTCAATATATAAGTCGGATTATGATGGTGTAGTTCTTCGTGAAGCTAATCTTATAGATCCTGTTGTTCAATACATTGAACTTGGCGAATTTGAGACATATGATGTTGTATATGTAAAACCGTTACAGACAAATGTCGTATCTGCATATGAGATCAATTGCCTATCGTTTGTCGGTACATTAACCGCTGAACTTTTTTCATTTACATCTGATGGTATGACCATCAATGTCGATGAGTTTCTAGGTGTTAGTGGAAATTCAGTAACATTATCCCAAGAACCAACATCAAATGCACAGATATATATCAATGGAATGCTACAGAATATTTATACTGCATATATCTCTGGTGATACAGCCATATTTAATAGTATTCTAAATGATGATATTGTTCATATTATACAAAGCCCGTTAATTTGTGATATATCCAATTTTAGTGGTGATACATACACTATTGAATCTATTAGTGGTAGAGAATTCGTTATTACTGATTTTGATTACAATGGTAATTATCTAGTATTTATAAATGGCTTATTACAGGATGATTCTCAGTACAGCCTTTCGTTGGATTCTAAAACAATAACATTTAATACTATATTGAGTAGCGATGATATTACCATTATACCTTTATATAACAAGTTTGAATTTCTAGCTGTAAGTGGTACACAGATTGAATTAACGTCTTCACAGGACATTTCGGATGGTGTGGCGGTTTATATAAATGGATTGTTGCAATCTCCGTCTTTTTATTCCGTTACTATCACCCCATCGGTATCAGCCCAGATAGATTTTGATGAGAGTTTATCTGATGATATTGTACATGTTGTTTCGATTAGTGGGGGAGACAGCTTTACTCCATGGGCGAAACATTTTACTATCATGCATACAATCAATAATAATGTTCCATTAGTAACTCAGTTTGCCAAGAAAATTATTGTAGATAACAATAATATCCAATGGGAAATTATTGATGGTAGATTGTATAAAAATGGGTTGCCGTGGGTTTCACCTGCGACAAGTGAATTAATTTATACTTCACAATCATACTGGTCTGATATTGTATGTGATAAGAACTCCAATATATGGGCTATAACTGAATCTGGGGTATTTTATAAGTTTGATGACACTGGGGTACTTTCGTTAACTGGTGAAGTTGATAATGAGTCTACCGATTGGAGTATTGGGTTAACTTATGAGTTTGTCAAGCCACCTAATCGGATTTGTGATGTCATTCCTGGATTATCGGCAGGAGATTATTACACATTCATCCATTTCAATGCAAATGATACCTCTAATAGATATGTATACACCCAAAATGGCGATTTTGTACGTAGAATAAATCCTCTACATGCAATTGATATAAGTAAATATCCCAATGACACAAAATCAGCCATGAGATTTTCAATTTATGGTGATTTTTCTGGTTATGAATATCATCGAAAATACAGATTTCTCGAAAATAATCAATTACCACAATTTTATGTTGAGTATGATTACTTCAATTCATCTTATACTGTAGCAAAGACAGCTAGAATGTATTATTCACCATCTCTTCTTCAGGATACATGGCAACAAATTGGATTTACATTTGATTATGATAATTCAATAAGTCGTTTATATATTAATTCTAAGTTGGAAGATGAAATCCAACATGATGCGGGAACCTTCATATATCAAAGGCAGAAATTACCTATAATGATTGGTGATTTAGGTGGTGTCCAGGGCGGGATAAACTCACAATTTGGTAATACCGGCTATGGATTTGAGGGTAAAATTGCTGATGTTAGAATTTATGATAATGTGATCAACGCATCTGATTTGAAACATCTCTATTTGACTAATTACACATTCAAAGAGATAACATGGACTCTTCCAACAGGTCCTCAAAATATTCTTGAGGAAGTTGAACGATTCTTCAAACATAAACTTCCTGGAATGAAGTCGCAATACTACAATATACATATTATTGGTATCCAATATGAGAATGATATTAAGGAAATGATTGAAACTGCGATAAAACAAGCCCTTGTTAAGATTGCACCAGTGTATACTGAACTAAATACAATTGTATGGGACTCAGATTAGAATAAGGAATAAAGTGACACAACCTATAAATAGAATTGGAAATTTTACCGAGCTTACTCTACCGCATTCATTAATGAGTACTTATGTACCACCAAACGAATGGGTGTCGTATAGCACCATCAATCAGGTTTTCAATAAACTTCATGAAAATTACGAATATCTAAAGGATACGTG